GTCACCTGCGTGATGTTGAGCCCGTAGCGCGCCTGGCCCTCGCGGTCCTCGACCGCCTCCATCTTGGCGCGCCCCATGTCGTCCAGGTCGTTCCAGGACACCTGGGCGACGGTGTAGCGTGTGCGACGGGCCGCACCACTGTAGGTAAAGCGGCCGTCAATGACGTTCGCGGCGGAGTACGTGTAGGCGGGTTCGCCCGGCATGTCGGCCGCGGCCATCACCGCACCGCCCTGCTCGTAAACCATGCCGCGGAACACGCTGGCCAGGTCGGACAGCACCCGATAGGCGTCCCCCTGCTGCTGCAGATAGGCATTGCAGGTAAACCGCGGCTCCATGCCGCCGAACCCATCCGGCACGAGCTCGTCGCAGTATTGAGCTATGGGGTAGAGCGCCCATTTCAGCTGCGAGAGGCGCGCCGGCTGGATGAACGCGCCCAGTCCATAGCGAGCGTTGCTCACCAGGTCGTAAAAAATCCAAGCCGGATTATTGGTGTAGGCCTGCTGAAACGTGCCGTTCCAGGTGCCGCTATACGTGCGGCTCTCGGCGTCGTAGTTGCTCGGCACCGAGACAATTCGGCCGCGGAAGTGGTACGCGCGCTGCGGCACGCTCTGGAACTGGCTCGCATCGACCTGAACGCCGACAAGCGCCGACATGGGCATGCGCAGCTTCGCGTCGATGATTTCCGTGACCGACTGGACGAATGTCGTGTCCGCGATGGTCGAGCTGTTGGCGTTGGGCGTGATCCGGCGCACGCGGATTGTCCAGCCGCTCTCGGCGTCCGGCAGATCGATGCGATGCGAGCGCGCGTAGGTGCTGGTAGTCTTGCCGTCGAACGCCGTCCGAAGCACCTGCTGGAACGCGCCGCCGTCGGTCTGAACGTCGATTGCGTACTCGACCCGATAGCCATTGATGTCGCCGTTGCTGGTGTTGGCCTGCGACAAGCCGCGAACCTCCAGCGTCACCCGCACGGCAGACAGGTCGGTATTGGTGACCTGGCGCACCCAAGGCTGTTCCGAGGTCAGCTCGACGTTAACGCCGGTGGTGCTTTCCGACGAAGGGAAGCCGGTGATGTAGTCCTGGCTTTGGGTCCCTGCGCGGAAATCTGCCTTGACGCCCTGAAAGTTCAGGGTCCCGTTCGCGTTGGCAATCGGCGTCCCATCCAGGTAGATGTCCCGCAGCAGGTCGGCCGTGCCGTGCGCCGGGCCAGCAATCGGCCCCTCGCTGATCAGGTCCAACACCTTGGCGTAGGCGATGCTGTGCAGGCTATCCGGGGCCTCCACAGGCGCGCGACCGCCCCCGCCCCCTTTGCCCCCCTTGTAGCCGACGATGGTGATGCCGCCCTCGCGGGGAATGGATTTCAGGGGGCCAGAAATGCAAAAGGCGCCCGCAGGCGCCTCATCCGCTACTTGCTGCATGTCCGTCATGCCTGGTCTTCCGCGTAGATACCCGCCGATACCACGGCGCTGCCGACGATCATTTCGCCATACAGGACGGGGACCGGGTTGCCCTGGGCCGTCGTGTTGACGGGACCGTTGAAGTTGTAGGACGCGCCGTTCTCGGGGTTGTCGCGGGTGGATAGGCCGCGCTGCTGGGGTGTGAGCATCTGCATGACGCCGCCGAGGGCAAGGGACACACCTATGCCGCCCACCGTCGCAGTGCTAAGCAGGCCAGAAGAGGCCAGGAGAGTGCCCGGATTCCACGCAGCCAAACCTATCAGCGCCGCACCCAGGATGGTTTGAAAAAGGCCTCCGCGCTTGGATCCCTGCACAATCGGCGCTATCCGGATATCGTCATTGCCCACCGCGTCTTGCACATCGCCCTCCCCAATGTTTCGGCGGCCGACAAAGCAGGCATAACGCGCACCATTGGAAAGAAACGCCTTTTCAAACCCGGGAAGGATGGCACATAGCGCAGCGACCGCCTCAGCGGTCGACATCACGGCCAAGCGATGCACGCGGCCGAACTGGGCACCCAACTTGCCATACAGCCGTATCGTCTTCAACTGATCTTCCATTCCGCGTACCCATAAAAAAGCCCGCCGAAGCGGGCCATCATCGAAGTGGCAAAACTAAACACATGATTCGGCGGTGTCGACCAAGCTGCGGTATCCGTAAGGCAGACGGGAGGAAAGTCGGATATCGACCCCGCCGCCCCGCTTGTCCATGGCTCTCAGGACGATATCGGCAGTCACCCCGGTGACGACGATTTCATGTCCGCCTGGCACGGCGCTGTTGATTGGGCCACTGATCTTGTCGCGCCACCCTTCCATGACGCAAGCTGTGTACGAGGCAGAATTCTTGTCCGATGTGCCGACCCAAACGGGCTCCTTGGAACGCAGGTCGCCCACCGACGCGCACCCCGCCAGCAGCGCCAGCGCCGCCACAATCGCGAATCTCATGCCTTTATCTCTCAAGAACAATCGGCCAACATACCGAGCCAGGCCATCACTGCTTAGCGTCGTCACTTACTGATGGATCTGGGTCCGGCATGTCTTCGATAACTGCCTGCTTCACCACGCCACCTTTCGAACTGACAGTGACCTGGAGGTGGACCATTTTTTGCCCTTGGACAGCCTCCCAAAACCTGGCTCGCTGCTCCTCGGTGAGCGGCCCCGCATCCGACAAGTCAACAATAGCGGACATCTCGCCGTCTCGATTGGACAAGCTAAACCGCGCCACATCGGCACCAGGCGGCCTGCGGTGCCCGGTCACCAAAAAAGAATCCGTCACCGTAACTCGGTCCGTTGACTCACGTGCCGATCTCGCGGTGATTTCTTTAATGGCATCCTGATCAAAGCTGGTGAAGCCATAGGTGGCAGATGTGGCGTCGGGCGCGGCCTTAATAGCTTGTTTTGCTCCCTCGGCGGTTGCTTTCTTGAATGCTTCCACCACGTTCTGACGACCAACGGCTGCATCTATGATGCCTGCAATTTCGGCAAGCCGCTTAGTCTCAGCGGCGCTGCGCACCTCTTCAATTTGCACTTGGCCATCAATCTCGACTTTCCTGGTTTTGGCATCAAAATGTGACCTACCTATCCTGCCAACGGCAGACCCTGTTGCAAGCACCACAGCAACGCCCAGGATCGCGGCTAGCTTGTATGAATCGTCCATGTCGCTGAGTCCCTTGCCCAACTCGCTCATGAAGTTGTTTATGGCGGCTTCAAAACCTGTGCTACCGTCTTCGACCTGAAAGACCAGATTGAAGTTCTGCAGGTCTTCCTTCGACAGCCGCCGTAAGTCATCCGTGCCGTATAGCGCTACAGCTACAGCTCGGTATATCTCTTCTTGGAAACCCCAAAGGCCGCGAGCGAAGGCGCCTGGCAGAGACCGGTGGAAGCCTGGTCCTTCGAACTTGAGATCGATCGTCGCGAGCTCGCCACCAAAAGTGATGCTCGCAGGATACGCGATATGCTCGCCCTGCCGGATGGCCCATAGCAGATCATGCACCTGCGCCAAGCTGGAAACTACAAGTTCACCCTCCGGTTCCAGAACTGCCATCAGCCGCCTCCGACGTTAAAGCGGCGATGGTACTGTATCCAACTGTCACAGAAAACCAGAGTTTATGCTACTTGCCATCGTGCCGCAGCACCAGGCGCGTGACATCTCGCCAGTACCCGCCATACACCGCCCGCTCTGAGGGTCGGCCGTAAAGGTGGTGCAGCATGGCATCGGCCAGCGGATGCAAGTCTGGCCGCTCGGGCAGCGGTTCCGCGCCAAGATAGATCCCGGCGTGGTTGGTCCGCTTGCTCTGCACCTGCATCAGGATCACGTCCCCGGGCTGCAGCTGCTCGGCGTCCGTCAGCGGCCGAAAGCCGGCCTCGGCGAAGTGGTCCAGGTACAGTTCCTGGTCGCCCTCCCACCAGCCATCCTCACGCTCGAAATCCGGCAGCTCGATGCCGCGCGCCCGCGCGTACCAGTCCCGCACGATGCTGTAGCAGTCCAGCACGCCATGCGCAAAGGGCCGGCCCAGCAGCGGGGCCTGGTAGCCCTCCGGGGCGAATGCATGCACCTCCAGCGCCTGCGGCTGGCCAGCGCCATCCGGCCTGACCTCCACGATGTACCAGGGCAGGCCGGTAGCCTCGCAGGCGACCCGATCAGCGGCGCTCGGTGTTGGCGGCGCATCCGGATGCGAGTGCACCAGCGCCACGATCTGGCCCAGGTCCTCGGCGGCGGCATAGTCCTCTGCTGCCATGACGAAATGCTCAGTGCCCGGCGCCGTGTTCCTGCAGCGCACGTAGCGCTCCCGGCCCGACTGCGTGGACACCACCAGGCCACAGCACTCCCGCGGGTACTCAGCGACCGCGTGGGCACGGATCGCTGCCAGAGTCGCTTTGCGCATCACGCCGCCCCAGAAACAACAAGGCCGCCAGATCGGCGGCCCTTGGTAGGCTGAAACACGGCCCGTTCAGGCGGCCATCCTCGCGAGAGCCGCCATCCGATCATCCGATGGTCGACACCGCTGATGCGCCCCCACTCCTTGATGCAGCGCGTCACATTGCCTACCGTCACGTGCCGAGTATTCTGCTTGTTCTGCGCCTGCTCTTTGTCCGTGGCCCAGCGGCAGTTTCCTGGCTCATAATCGCCATCCACGTTGATGCGATCCAGGCTCATGCCGGGCGGTCGCTCTCCCATGTCTTCCAGGAACGCCGAGTAGTCGCGCCAGCGCTCACATACCTTGATGCCGCGGCCGCCGTAGTGCTTGAACCTATCTACCGACGGCTGGGTGCACCGCGCAACCATGCTTTTCCATGCCCGATATGTCGGCGTGCCGGACTTGCCATGCACCGTGTTCCGTTCACCAACCATCTCCGCTCGGACGCATCCGCAGGAAGTAGACCTGCCGTCGGCCAAAGAGTACTTATCCACATCGCGCGTCTTCCCGCATGCGCATCGGCATGCGAACTTGCGCGCAGAAACCCGCCTCTCGACCGTCCAGCGCCCAAATACTGCGCCCACCGATACCTGCCCCAATCTCGAAATGCTCATGTACCAATTCCCCCTATCGGAGACGGTCTGCGGCCGGAAACCCCCCAAACGACAGTGGCTTCGTCTCGCCGAAGCGCAGCTTGCACGACGTGAGCCGGCCGCCGCAGCGGTCCTGCGCCGGATCGCTGGTGGGATTGTCCTGGGCGTCGAAGTATCGGTTGCCCGTGTACTGGCAATAGGGTCCGCGGTATCCGCCGATCCACAGCCACGGACAGATGCCGGCCACGATCTGCCGGCCGGGGAGCTGGCGCCCATCGAAGCTCAGGCTGTTGGACAGCTCGAACTCCACGATCTCGGGCGTTTCGCTCGTCTTCTGCTCGACGATCCACACCTCGAGCGGGAGCTCCTGGGCGGGATCCGCGCCCGGGTTGCCCTCCGGGAAATTGGCCGCATCCAGGTACTGGCCCAGTGTCTCCCGCACGGTCAGCACGGCCCCCACCAAGTCATCGAGCGCCACACACAGCGAAGAGATCACGCCCGGCACCGGCTTGCCGTCCTGATCCTGGCCGATGTTGCCCACCGACAGCGTAGGCGACGGCTGCTGCGCGTCGCCCGTGCGGGCAAAGTCGCTGGCCTCGATGGCCCAGGGGCTGTACTCGTTGCCCTGCCAGTAGATCGGCCCGACCTGCGTATGGCCATGGAATCGCAGGATGTCGCCACCGATGCCAGTGCAGTCGAGCTCGTACAGGCGCACCAGGGCACCAGGCTCGAGGCGTTGTACGTCAGCCGTGATGGACATCAGGCAACCTCGTCCCAGGTGATGGCGGCGATCTGGCCCAGCGCATCGGGCGCGCCGGCCGGCACGGCTTGCACGGCGTCCCGCAGACGCTGACGTTTGCCCACGAGCTGCTGGCTGGCGGCCATGAACGCCTGCACCTGGTTGAGGGTGAGCTGCCGCATCTCCGCCGGCGTGGTGCCTCGGGCCGCGGCCAAGCCGTCCAGGTACGGTGTCGGCACCTGGTTATCGGCCGCCCAGGCCAGGACCTCGGCCTGCTGCACCGGCCAGGTCAGGCGCTCGGATTCCGGGTAGCCGGCCGTAAGCGCTGCAGCGGCCTGCTCGAAGGCGCCATTTATCTCGGCCAGCTTGCGCTGCCGTGCGGCCTCGATCTTGTCGGCCATCGTGATGAGCTTGGAGACGTCGATCATTGTGGGAGCTCCAGCAGGCCGTCAGGCGGGTCGATAAGCGACGTGGGGAAACGCACCGCCTGCGACGCATCCGGCCCATGTGGCAGCAGCAGCGTGAGGTGCAATACACCGCCGATGCGCTCGACCGGGCCGACGATGAAAGGATGCGGGGACGCCTCGGCGGGAAGCGTGGCGCCGTCCGGAATGACGCTGAAGTCGATCTCGTCGCCGTTGATCGTGAGAACGTTGCCTGCTTTGGTGACAGACAGGGTGTCGTCTCGGCGCTGGGGAGACAACGTTACGTGCATGCTGCTCTCCTTAGTACCACCGGCCTATGGCAAAACTGTGGGCAATGAGCGTGTCGTCGGCTGTCCAACTTGCCTCGTTGTCAATGAGCGTGATCGTATGCCCGACCTGGCTGCTGGCGTTGGAGTAGATGTAGCCAGCTCGATGGCCCGCCGGCGGCGTCTGCCGTAGGCCGTTAATGGACGCAGGCAACGAAACAAACGCAGCGGGGTAGGACCACTGAAAACCCAATGTTGAGACGTTGATGAACGAGAGGGTCACGCTGGGGAGCCAGCAAATCTGCGTTCCGTCGGCGAATCTCACATATTCGCCATTTGCGTTGCTGGCACGCTCGATGATCGCACCCGTTGGTACGCCGCCGGCCTGCGAAACCAGGCCCACAATGTTTTGCGCCCCGTACTCCAAGCTCCAGCGCGCCCACGTCACCGCACCACCGCCGCCAATTCCCCCCACACGAGTCCATGTTGCTGGTGCCGCGGTGGTCAACGTTTGGACCACGCGATACGGGGACGCTTGGACCCTCAGCAGGCCCTCGTAATCCGTGGCCGCCTGGCCGGCCGGGCCATTGGTCCATTGGCCAGACACGCGCGCTAGGATGGAACGGTCGTGCACGTCGTTGAGATCGCGTGATGCATAGCCGTAGTCCGCCACCAAATCGGGCGCCACAACGCCGGCAGGCACGTAACGCCCTGCCGCTGCAGACCACTGCATGGGTCCGATGCCGGGGACCCAGATGTTACCAACGTCGCTCGTCGGTACGGCCTGTGCCGAGTAGATCGGCATGCGCCCCGTCGCCTCGGGGTGCAGCCCAGCCACTGCAGCCAGCCCCGCAGGCGTTACCACCCGGTCCAGTGCAACCCCTTCCTTGGTGGATGGCTCGTCGGCCAGCGGCAAGTGCTGAGCAGGCACAACGCCCTCATCATCCAGCGGCGCGACGCCCCCAGGCTGCCCTTTCTCCGTTTTAGGGATCGACGCATTCGCAGTCTGCTGAGCTTCTTCGGCCGCATTCTGCGCTGCATTCGCAGTCTGCTGAGCTTCTTCGGCCGCATTCTGCGCCGTATCGGCCGCTGCTTGGGCATCATCGGCCGTACCTTGAGCCTGCGATACGCCCTGATCCAACTCCTGGAAATTGGCGTTCGCCTTCGCAAAGGCGTCGCGCGCTGGGTCGCCGGTCCCATCGTTGGGCTGCTGCCCGATATTGATCGTCTGGATAGCCATTACGGTTTAAACACCTGCTGAAAAGTCGCGTTGACCGTGTAGACCGGACCACCGATGGGCGTGGCCGAGTACTGCACCACCTCGTAGTAGCCTTCCTCGCCGAGGGGCGGCGTCCACAGGAAAGACCGAAAGCCGGCGTGCTGGTCCAGGAAGGCAATCAAGGCGGCCATCTCGGCTCGGGAGCCCACGAACTGCAGCGGCCAGGACTGCACCTTGTTGTTGATGCCGTCGGCGGCCGCTTGGCGGTAGCCGTCGCCAAACTGGGCCACCAGCCGGCGCAGCGTCACGGTGCCCTGCGGCGTTCCGACCGCGCGCCAGTTGAACGTTTCCGTTGCCATTACGCCCGTCCGTTACGCTGCTGCCAAGCCCTGCCGCCCTGGCGGTAGGACCGGGCAATCTCCTGCTGCACCAGCATGCGTATGCCCTCTGCCATGCGGCTGCCCATGTCGTTGGCTTCGCCCTCTGTCCGGGTCTGGGCATTGCCCTCGTTGACCACGACCGAAATGGAAATCGGGCCGCTGGCGCCTCCTAGTGCAGACGTCTGCACGGGAGTGACATAGCCCCCATCGGCGCCGGACATGAGATAAGTGCGGCCGCGGGTGGTGAACAGCTCGGGGCCCTGCTCGTTGACCTCGTAGAAGCGATTCGGCAGAGCCGGCCCGCCCGAGGCCAGGCCCCCGGCCACATCCACAGTGGGGATGTAACCGCCGACTGGCGCCTGCGGGGACGAGAAGCCGCCCGCTACGCCGCCGAGGACGCTGCCCAGGGCGCTCGCAAGCGGCCCGGTGATGCTCTGGCGGAGGGCGATGCGCGCGAGGTCGGCAAGGATGCTGCGCGCCAGATCCGAAAAGCTGGCCTTGCCCGTGGTGACGAATTCGGCCAGCGCTTCCTCTGCGCCCTGAAAGGCGCTGGAGAATGCGCTCCGCGTGGCGTCGGCGACGTTGCGGGCCTCGTCGGCGTAGTCGGCCAGGCCACCTTGGGCGCCGAGCGTCCAATCGCCCTCCAGGCTACGTAGTTGGTCAAAGTAGTCTTGCTGCGCGGCCAGGCGCTCGTCCAGATTTCGCCGGAGGGCTTCGGTCTGCTGTCGGTAAGTGTCCTCGCCGATCTGACCGCGCGCAAGATCGCGCGCCGCCTGCTGCATCAGCCGCTGATTTTCCCGGTACAGCCGCTGCTGGGCCTGCAGCTCTTCCCGCTCGCGCGCACCGCGGCCGAACGCGCCCAGTTGATCGGCATACTGCTGCCGGTCGTTGGCCAACGTGGCCCCCAGCGACTGGGTCAGCGCGTCCGTCCTCGCGCGCTCCTGCGCGAGCTTCAGCGCCTGTTCCTCGGCGACATTGCGAGCCAGCGCTGCACGGAGCTCGTCCTGTCGCGCCAGCAGGCTTTGCTGGTCGGCCGTCAAGACGCGCTTTTCCTTCAGGTCGGCCAGTTGCTGCTCGAGTTCGACGCTGCGGCGCTGCCATGTACCCAGCCTCTCGCCAGCTTCGGCCTGGGCACGCAGGGCCGCTTCGCCTTCCCGATACTGGGCCAGCAGCCGGGCTGCGGCATCATCACGAGGACCTCTGGACCCACGAGAGCCGGTGTCGCGGTACTTTTCGATGATGGCCCGGCGGCCCTGCTCGTAGCGCTCTTCGCTGATCAGCCCCTGCTGCAGCTGCTTCTGCAGCTTAGCCAGCTCGTCCCGGCGAATCTCTTCCTTGGTCCGGGTGGACGCGATCAGGTCGGCGATCTCCCGGTTGGCCGCGATCTTTTCCTGCTCGCGCTGCTGCTTCAGGGCCTGCGAACGAGCATCCGCGGCCTCACGCTCCCGGTTCGCGATCTCTTGCTGGACCGCCGCGAGCTCGGTGGCCGTACGGCGGCGCGCTGCCATTGCTGCGCCTCCGCCGCCTCCAACAGCAGCACCGCCTTCCGTCGTCTGAAAGCCGGAATTGGCCTGCAAATCGTCCAGCGTCCGCTGTAGTTCCGCGGCTTGTCGGCGCAACTCTTCGGTGGGCGTCTGCCGGCCGACGTTGAGCATGGCGTCCCAGGCATCGCGCGCGACTCCTGCTACGCTGCCCCAGGCGCGCTCAAGCGTGCCCAACTCGGCCTTGACCTCTTCGCTACGCGATTTCAGGGCCTGGGCAAGGGTGCGCTGCGCCAGGGCGGCAGCATCGTCTGCCCTGCCCTGGTCCTCCAGCGCACGGATCTGCTCATATACCGATGCAGTCAGGAATCGGTACTGCTCGTTGAGCTTCGCCGCTGCCTCAGCCGGCTCGTCGGCCAGCTTGGCAAATATCGACGCCACATCCGACGCGTCCTGACCCGTGGCGCTGGCCCAGGCGGCCGACGCCTCGGTGACCTCCTGCAGGGCGCTGGCCGCGACCTTGCCGGTGGAAACAACAGCGGCCAGAGTGCTGACTGCACGGCCCTGCGATCCGATGGCGTCGCCCGCCCGCGAGGCGATGCTCGCCAGCGTTTCGGCCGTCTGTCCGGCCGCATTGCCAGACTCGGCGATGGCCACCGCGAACTGCTTGGATTCGGAGGTGCCCTGGTGGTACGCGACGGCAAGCGCGGCCACGGCGGCGCCGGCCACCGTGAGGGGATTGACCAGGCCCAGCGCAGCGCTACCGAGTGCCCTAGCTGCCGGGACGATGCCGCCAAACATATCCCGCAGCTGGCCGCCCTGCTGCAGCAGCACCGTAAGCGGCGCTTGCCCCCCCTGCAGGCTGACCATGATGTCGGTCAGCTGAGCAGGAACGCCACGCAAGGCCGCCGCCTGCTGTTTCGCCGAGATGCCGTACCTGTTCAGCTCGGTGGTCGCGCCGGAAGCTTCCTGGCGAGCGGCCAGAAACGCCTGGCGCAGCCTTTCCAGAGCTTCAGGCGCTGCACCGCGCGCACCCAGCGACAGCAGCCGAATCTCGTCGCGAGTCTTGCCCACCTGCTGCGACAGCCGCAGGGCGTCCAGCGATGCCCGGCGCTGCGAGGCCGACATCCTGCTGAGGCTTTTCTCAAACTCCGGCCCCAGGCTGGCGCCGAGGTTCTTGGCCCTGGCGATCTCGGCTTGCATCTGCGTCGTGTCGACAACGATGTCGACGCGCGCAGTCCCCAACGCTTGATCAGCCATGTCAGCCCTTGTTGATGATGCTCAATGCAGCACGCTCGATCACCCGCAGCGCATCGAGCGTGTCCTCGTACTGCTCTTCCGGCGGTTTCTGGCGGTCGAGCTCATGAAAAATGACGGTGTAGTCCAGCCCCACCGCACCGCTCGCCCCCACGCGCCACTGGGTGCTATTGCGCGCGAACAGGTCAAAGGGTGGCCAGTTTTCCGGCCACAGTTCCACCGACGGGGGTGGCGGCATATCGCTGGGCCGAAGTCCGGCACGCGCCAGCTCGTCGGCGGTCGGTGCCTGCCAGTAGAAGGCCCCGACCGCCTGCTTCAGTTTTTTGCGCGTTCGACCCTGATAGCTTGGCCGTACGCGCTCAGGATCGCCTCGGCTGCCCCGGGCTGGTGCTGCTGCAGCGCCGCGATGGCGCCTGCCGACACCTCCATATCAGCATCCCACGACTCGATCAGGTCGACCAGCAGGCCGGCCGTATCGACCTTGCCGTCGGCTACCTGCTGCGCCAGCGCATCGCGCTCGTCCTGCGTCTTGTGCCGGAAAACCACGTTCAGCTGCTGCTCGCGGCCCTGGCCGACGATGGTGATCCGGGCCGGGATCGTCGGGTTCGCCTTGATCTTGAACATCAGGCCACCCCGTCGTAGCGCACCGGGTCGCTGATGAGCGAGAAGGTAGCGGTGTTCTGCATGTTCTCGTTCAGGGTCTGGGTCGGCACCTTGTTGAAGCTCGGGTACGCGTAATACAGGATCTCCGATCCGTTGGGCAGTACCGTGCGCAGCACGACGGGCACGCCCGCCTCGTCGGCGGCAATCAGGTCCTCGTACCACTGCAGGCTCGGGTCGTAGTCCAGGCCGATCGTCAGCACCATCGGGTTCTTGAACGTCGGCTTTTGCCGCTGGCGGCTGCTGGGGTCCTCGACGTACTGGTACTGGTAGAACTGCTGCTCCCCGCCGCTCAGGTCCGCACTGCGCACCTGGATGAGCGGGGTCCAGTCGGTCACCTCTCGCACGCTGCCGGCGCCCAGCCCGGGCGGAAACCGGCTCTCGTTTGTGGTGTTGACGCCGGCCAGTTCGAACGAATCAGCGGCGGCGTTCGCCGTGCGGGCTACGGTCTCGTTCAGGCCGGACCAGCCGGATGCCACCACGACGATCGCGCCGTCCGCAGGAGGACTCGCGGAAGTGGCCACCGCCGGATTGGCATTGCTGATGGCGGTCACGGGGATGGCGGCAGCCAACGCCTTCGAGACGAAGTACTGAGTGCCGTTGATGAAGATGGAAGACATGGCTTGCCCTCAAAAAAATGCCCAGCGACGCCGGGCGGGTTGCTACTGCGAATCGTCGTTCCAGATGCCGAAGTCCTGGCGCGTTCCGTACAGCTTCAGGTCGTCCTCGTACAGTGCCGTGAAGGCCCCATACGGCTGTGCAATCAGTCCGCTTTCGGCCAGTCGTTGCTCTGCTTGCAGAGCCAGCGTGTTAGCTTCGGCTCTGGTTTTTGCCCATACGTAGAGCTGGATGCGCGCATGCCGGTGACTTGGCATCGCACCTTCGACATACCAGCCATCCCTGCCGCCAACCTGCTGATAGAGCATCAATGGATAGGCAGGCACGTCCGGTGCCGTGTCTGGATAGATCCTGTCATCGACCAGGTCACGCCACAGGGCTTCCAGCTTGACTTCAAGCATCATTGCTCTGCCCCTCCGTTGGCCCTTGCGTCAGCAGCTGCGGCAATCGCTCACGCCCTCTCTGCATCATCGCCTGCAGGGCTCGCCCGTGCGCCGCCTCGTACGCCGGCCGCAGGAATGGCTGAGCGGGGATCCATTTCGGTTGCGTCCGACGCCTATCCAGACTGACCCACCTATCGCCGATCTTGACGGTGACGAACGGCTGCCAGTGCCCGAACTCGATCAAGTGGCCATGGGGCGCACGGCTTTTATTCCAGGTGACGCTGTACTGCACCCGGTCAGCCGTGGAAAGCGTGTCTCGGAACGCCAGGTAGATCGCTTCGGACAGGTTGCCGGTTGGCCCGATCGGTGCCCGAGCCTTTGCCTCGTCACGCAGCACTTGGCCGCCCGCCACAGCCATCGAACGGGCCAAGCTCTCCCTGGTCGGCCCAGCGAGCTGGTCAAACAGCGCATCCCAGCCACTGGTATCGACACGAGCGTGCGCACCGTCAGCCATCGCTGCCGCCCTGCTCGCAGATCAAATAGGCGCGATCCCGCTGGCGCAGGTCACGTGTCACGCCCTTGATATCGAAGATCATCCCGTCATGCACAACCCGCATTCCCTGATCGATCTCCAGCGCCTTGGCCTCTGCGAACCGGACTAGAAAGCTGTATCGGGCAATGCTGACTGGAACGTTCTCCTGAGCCGCGGCGCGGATTGCGCCTAGACCGGATTCGCCGGTGATTCCCGCCCACAGATCGCCCACCGGCTCCCATGCCTGCACGGGCTGCCCAAAGGCATCCCGGCCAGGGACACGTCGCTGGATATGGACGCGGCGGTTCAGCTGGCCAGCCCTCATGGCATCATCACCAATCGATAGGGTCGCAGCAGATCAGTTACGCCGAGCGGCAACTCGGCCACGGAGACACCAGTCACCACAGATTCACGGTTCGCGTACAAATGGCCCAGCGTCAGGCGGACGGCGGCCAGAATGCTGGGATTTGCGACGATGCCGGAAAGCGTACGCCGCGCGGCCTGATCCGAAGCGGCCAGACGCGCCTTCGCGACCCGCAGCGCGGCATCCTTGGCGGCAGCACTGGACAGCTGCATTGCGTTCGCCACAGCGGTGTCGTAGGCCTCCTGAGCTGCGGCCGCCTGATCGGGCACCTCGTCCAGAGCTGCAGCAAGTGCATCCTCGCTCTCAAAGACCGCCCGATTCATGTGTGCCGATACAACGTCCTCGGCGGACGCCAGCAGCTGCCCCAGCAGCGCGTCGTCGTAGTCGCCCGTAACGCGACATTGCTCACGGCATTGCTCGGGGGTGAGCAGAGGCACGATCAGGCCTCGTCGCCCTTGCCGCCGGCGCTCGGCTGCTTACCGTCCTCGGCCTTGCCGCCTTTGCTGGCCGGCAGCGCCCCCACGGCCTTCGCCGCGCGCTCCAGCTCGGCCGGGCAGTCGTCGCCGGCTTTGAACTGCGTCGGGTAGATCTCGCCCTTGCGCACGCCGCGGAAAGCCTTGATGAACTTGGCCATGTATCTCTCCAGAATGGGTTAGGGCGGCCGACTGGCCGCCCTCTTTGCACTATCGCCGGACGCTTAGACCTCGCCAGCCTCCTCCACGAGCATGGCCCGCATGGGCTGCGGGTTTTGCACGCCGCCGCCAACTCGCTTGGTCGTATAGAACGACACGTACGGCTTGTTGGTGTACGGGTCACGCAGCACTCGCACGCCGATACGATCGATGATCAGGTAGGTGCGCCGGAAGTCGCCAAACAGCAGCGGGATCGATCCGGCGGCGATGTCGGGCATGTCCGGCATCTCGGTCACGGGGAAGCCGGCCAGAGTCGACGGTTGGCCGGCGACGAACGACGGCTGCCACAGGTAGTTGCCGTTGCCGTCTTTCAGCTTGCGCACATCGCGCAGGCTGCGCCGATTGAGCGCAAACCGGGCGTTTCCGGTGAAGGCCGACGGCAGGTCGTAGATGATGTCGATGATGGCGTCCGACGTGATGCCGGCAGCCGCGCCGGAGCTGACGGTGGCGATGGCACCGAAGGGATGAACATCGTCGTTGGCGCCGCCTTCGACATAGGTCAGGATGCCAGTGGGCTTGTTCGTTCCGTTGCCCGATACGAACGCGGCACCCTCCTGCAGCGAGAATTCCGTCTGCACTTCGTCGGCGAGCCACGCTTCGATATCGATCTCGGCGTCGTCCAGAATCTGCTGGGTGGCAGCAGGATTGGCGTAGATTTCGCCGTGGCCAAAATTCAGACTTGCGAGCTGCGGGGTGTTGGTACCCGGCCGAGCGGCAGTCTCGCCCACCCATCCGGACGACGTTCCACCGAGATTGAACAGCTTACTGAAGCCCGCGACGGACGTCCGCTGCACCTGCGCGAGCTGACGCATCGGGGAGAACTCGACCAGCTTGTCGGTGATCGTGCGGTCCCATTCGACGGGGGTCAGGTAGCCGCCCTCGGACGCCGTTCCCTTGTTGAGCGCGGCCTGTACGTCACCCTTCCGGACATGCGCCTCGAAAGCGGCGTTGTATTCCGCGTCACGCACCTTGCGGGCGTTGCCTGCGCCCATTTCCGCGGCCGCGATCTTCGTATTGGCATCATCGACTGCCTTTTGCAGTCGCTCGATATCGGCGTTGATGCGTTCGACTTTCAGGGCCTGCAGCGCGTCGTGGGTGCCCTTCTTGACTTCGTCGAGCTGCTTGCTGTGCTCGTCCTTGAAGTCGGCGAACGCCTTGTTCAGGTTTTCGATCAGCGCCTTAACGTCTCCCGGAGAGCCATCGGCTCGAACCGATACGATGCCGCGCGGTACAAAGCCGACGGACGGCATAAAAAAGGCCGCAAGCGCGGCCAGCATGGTTTTGCTTTGCATGGTATTAACCTCGCAGGGTGTTGAGAGTGGACTGCAGCAGGGCTGCAACATCGTCGCCAGCGCCCGGCGTGGCGGTATCGGCAGCGCTCGGCTTGCCGGAAAAGAGTGCTTTGAAGGCCTCGCGGCGTGCGGACCGGCTATAACCTGCCTTGGCCATGGATGCCTCGATCGCGGCCATGACACGCCGATGCTCGTTCGCCTGGGCGTCTTCGACGGTTTCGTTTGCGTCCAGCAACCCGGTCGCGAACCCATCTTTCACAGCCTGATCCGCGTTGATCCAAGTTTCCTTGTCCATGAGTGCGGCAGTGGCGGCTTTGCTCATGCCCGAGCGTGCCGCGTACACGCCAGCCATGGCCTCATCGAACGGCTCCAGCCGCGCGGCGGCTTCAGCAAGATCGTGCCGATTTCCGATGGCCACCGCCCAAGCGTTGTGGATCATCAGAAATGAGCCATCTCCCATCAGAATGTCGTCGCCCGCCATGGCAATCACCGACGCCGCCGAGGCGGCCAGGCCCATGACCTTTATCGTCACCTTGGCCTTATGCTCGCGAAGCGCGTTGTAGATGGCGACGCCTTCGAAGAAGTTTCCGCCCGGGGAGTTGATGTTGACGGTCACGTCCCGCTGACCAATGGCCCGCAGAGCCGCGCCGATCCGCTTGACCGTCACGCCCGATCCGTCCCACGCCTCGCCAATCGACTCGTAGATGGAGATGGTGGCGGCATCATCCGCAGCGGCTGCGCGCACCTGCGGCTGCCACTTTTCAAGCGCATCGGGGCGCAGGTCGAAGTCGGCCGCAGCCAGGCGATGGTCAGCCCGGATTTCGGGTAGCGCCAGTAGGCTCATCAGTCATTCCTTTTTTTGAGCTGGGGCCGCGCAGCTTATCGGCCTCCGGATCGTTCTCGCGCGGATAGTCCAGCGCGTCACGCACTTCGTTTTGCTTGTGCCATGCGGCGTGTCCGCCAGCACCGAGCGCCTTGGCGAAATAATCCGCCTGGTCTTTGAGGGTTCCGCGCATCAGAGCGCGCTCATTAAATTTGGCAACCAGTTCGTCAAGCTCGGCGTCGTCGAGCAGCACCCTCATTACCGCCTGCTCCCAAGCCGTGAACCAGTGCTGCAGGCCGTACTGCACGAAGAAGATGCCAAGCTGCTCGATACCCGAACCCCAGCCTGTTTCATCCATCATCAGAAGCGGCCGGGGCACTCCGAAGGCACGGGCGACCTCTTCAATCTGAGCGTTGCGGTTCTCGATGTGCTGCGCCTCGGCAGCGGTCACCGAGAACTTGTTGGCTTTCGCACCCTCTTCCAGCAACATCCAACGCTGGCTGTTCTCGGCCCCCGCGTAGTCGCTGTCCAGGGACTTTCGCATGCGGTCATAGGCCGTATCCGACAGCGCCTTGGGGACTTCCACCGCCCCGCCGGCCAGGTTGCCAGTACGGAAAACGTGGCTCGCGGCTTTCTCGGCTTCCCGTGCCAATTGGATAGCGCCGCGGGCGAGCTTCATCCGCGACATCCCCTCGACGCCGTCCAGGGTCAAATCCCGCAGGTGGAAAATGTCACGCGACCCGAAGGTGACCGTGCCACCGTTGGGCTTGGTGTACTGGTACTCCATTCGCCATGTGTTCGTCAGCTTCGGCGTAACGGTTCCACGCTCAAGCGGAATCAGGGCAATGGGCCGCCCGGCCGACCAGACGACACGCGAATACGCGTTCCCTTCGGCCAGCACGTGGAGCTGCATCATGCTTTTCCACTCGTAGGGCGTTTGCCAGCTGTTGGGTTTGAACTTGAGCAGTCGATAACCCGGATGATCCTTCGCCGGGGCCTTGGTCTCGTCGTTGTGCAACAGATTCAGCGGCAGCATGCCGATCGAGCACGAAATCAACGACACGCAGCGCAGGGCAGCCATGTTGCGCAGTGCCTCCAGGCGCTGCCCATAGTCACCGCTACGGATGTACTCCAGCAGCGCGGGGTCATCCAGCCCATTGAAGTTCTGTCCCCCCTGGGCCAGGACTGATAGGCGAGGCTCCGCCCGAGGCTCGGCCGCCGGCTCGTTTCCGAACCGGATACGGTCAAAGAATCCCATGGGTTTCCTCAGATGTAGCGGATGCCGCGAGTCTCGTATATCGAGCGTCCGCTGGCTTCAGGGTTGAGCGCCATCAGGTGCGCCGCGTCGAACAGCGCCATAAGCGGGTCGATCTTGGCGGTTCCACTGGCCTGCTTGGTGATTAGGATGGAGTTGGCACGCTGCTCGATACGGGCATTACTGACGCACCACGCCATCATGGCCCTGGCACCATGGATGAACGTCCCCTCGGCCAGCTTGCGTTCCACCGTCTTGATCGTTCCGCCCAGCCGCCACCCCTGAGATACACCCACGATCACGTCCTCAGGTATCTCGGTGTCGGCCAAGGCTTCGTCGAAGCTAACGCCACTTGGGTCGACACCAACGCCGTTCTTCGCTGGCAAGAGACCCAGCTGGTGGATGCTGCGAATGATTGCGGCCAACTCGGCAACGTCCTCTCCAATCTGCTTCACGATCACCAAGTCACCGTCGCGCTCGAAATCACGCAGACGTGGTTCAATCTCCTTGCGTCGCTCAAGCACAGACGGATGAGCCCACGCTCTGCCCCAGTGCAGCCATCGCCCGGTACCGACCTCTCGCCCGATTACCCCCAACCCGAGCAGGTCGTCTAGGCCGCCGCCGTCGATCCCCACCGTCACCACCTCGACGCACTTCAACAACTGGTCCAGTGAGAGGTCCTGCCTTCCGCGAGCCTGCCAGTGATCCGCGCCCGCCCAACGGTCAGACCTCAGGTTTAGCCCGATCTCGACATTTAAGTGCTTGGCCAAAAACTGCTGCAGCGAACCATCCTGCTTTGGCAGGTTTTTGCGCAGCTGGTCCTCCAGCCATTCCCGGCTGACCGAGCGGCCAATGTTCGGGTTCGAGATGTGAAAGTTCGCCGGCTCGAGGTAAGCCTTCTCTTCGATCATGTCCGGCGGGAACTCGTAGAGCACTCCCAACGACTTCGGGTCAACTATCTTTCCATCCCGGACGCCGCGGTAATAGGCCAGCTTTTCCTTAAACACGCCGGCGGGCGGCTCGTCGCTCTGCGTGGATAGGTAGATCACCCAGCCCTCGTTTCGCGAAACCTGTCCGCCAGTCGCCTCCATGAACATCGCCGTAGCGTTCGCGCGGCTTCCGAAGATCCAAAGCTCGTCGACCAGTATCCGGCCGGACTTCTTCCCGGACACCGTATCGGTGTCGGCAGCCACCACCTTCAGCGATGCCCGGGTGACCCTGTGCGTAATGGTCCGGATGTGATCCTGAATGTGGAATATTTCGCTCAGCTCCTCGTCCGCCCTGACCATGCCGGCTGCCGGCTTGAAACTGTTGTCCGCGACTTCTTTGGTCGGAGCAAGGATCAGATGCTCCTCTTCCTCGCGCCAGCACAGGATCACCGCGGTAATCATGATGCCGGCCGCGATGGTCGACTTAGTGTTCTTCTTGCTGATGAGCAAGAAGAACTCCCGGATCAGCTGGTTTCCGGTTTCACCATCGTAGGCCCCGAAGATCGCCCGGACGAAGTCAAAGACCCATTCGTCACAGCACTCACCGAACGTCGGCTTGCCCGGCAGATCGACCACCCGTAGCTGCTTGAAGATGGAAAGCGCGATATCACCCTGCTCAGGGAAGATCGGCGGCGGGATGATCGTCTTGCCCGCGCGCAGCCGCTCTGCCCAATCAGGGCATGCCGTCGTCCATTCCATTGCTTACTTGCCACCGACCACGCGCAGCTGGGCGGGTGGCGGCGGCGGCGAGAATCGACCAGCTGCCTTCTTCGCTGCCTCGTCCTTCGCCGCTTTCTTGCCCTGGTCTGCGACCTTGCCGTGCGTGAACGGCATAAGGGTTTTGGCCGCCTCCACCCGCAGCTTCATTTCCTCCTCCGGATCATTCATCACCGCCTTCAGAAACTCGCGAGGATCGGAGAACATCCGGCTCAAGTCCGGCAGCTTTATCTCCCGGCCCGTGGCCTTCGCTTCAGCCTTGGCCTTGTTAACTGCGTCCTTTCTCTCGAGGGCCGCTTTAACATCCGGGTCCTTCATGAGCCGGGACGCAGCCTGCGCCGCTCCCTTCTCGCTGTAACCCGCCTGTACCGCGGCTTTCGCGCCAGACAGACCCGACTGCAGCGCGGCGACAAATCGGCGCTTCTTGTCGGTTAATGCCATTAACAACCTCGGTTAACAAAGCCTGTTAACGGAAAATTTTCTGCGCGTGAGGGAACGGGTGGTTTCCGCGGCTCCGCCGGCCCAGACTTTTGACCCCCCCCTCGCCTTGGCGCGGCCAGTCCGGTGGAGCCCCGCTGAAGAGCGCCCACAGCCAACCGTGCGGCAGGTCTGGATCGGCGGTCGCCACGGGCAGTCCTGCTGGCGCCCTTTGCGCCACCGAGCACATCACCTGCGGCTGTGCCCCAGATCAGCGGCCGTCTTAGCCGCATGGCATCCCGCCTTACGGCCCCGCTCATCTCGCCAAGTGCAGAGGATTTGACAGTTGCCATCGACATCCGCGCCGCCCTCGAACAGCGGCACGACGTGGTCCACCTCGAAGCCGGGTGCAGCCACCCCATCCAGCGATACCAGCGTGCCGCAGCATGCGCAGTATGGGTCGGCCTGCCACATTCGCAGCCGGCGAGCCTGCAGACGACGGCCAGTTATGCGTTGTTCGCTGGCCGTTACTGCCGTGGCCATCCGCGCTGGCGCGGCCTGCAAGCGAGGCTTGAGAATCGAAAATCTTGCCATGGGCGCGGTCCCTCAGGGAGCGACGCCGCAGGCATCGATTCCGCGTGGTTGATTCGGAGATGCGCCCATCCGGCTTACCCGCCCACAGGGCGAGCTGGGCGTATGCGGTTGTCGTCTGCCAGAACCGGCGACGAGGCCGGGGAGAAAGTCCCGCGCGCTTTGATCCCCCGCGCGGGCGCCCGTCTGGCTGGGCGGGGTGCTAGGGCGGAACAGGGAAAACCCTCGGCTACCGACTAGTAACTATGCGTTACGCTGACCGCTCCTGACACCAAGGGAGAGAGCATGCCAACGTATGTTGTTTCGTATGACCTGAAGAAGCCCGGCAAGAACTATGACGATCTGATCGAGGCGCTGGAGAGCTACGGCACCTATTGGCACCATCTCGGATCGACGTGGTGCGTCGTTTCCGACAAGACCGCGAAAGAGGTATGCGAACACCTTGTCCGGTATATCGACGAAAACGACAAGATACTGGTCGTCAAATCCGCGGGCGTCGGCTCCTGGCGCGGCTTCAACCAGAGCGGATCTGATTGGCTGAAAAACCACCTTTAGCGCAACCCGAGCGCAATGAAAAAGCCCCGGCCATCGGCTCGGGGCTTGATTCTTCCGGACGCGCGACGTCCGCCTTTCGGGCATCGGTCTCGTCGTTAGACGGTGGTCTGTACGGATTGAGGCGGATTATGCAGCTTCGACTCCAAAATGGCAACCCAGCGTTGGAAGTCCCCCACAGCGCGCACCAATACGTCGTCGAACTCGCGGGCGCGCACGCCATGGAAGCGGCAGATGATCGCCGGCGGCTGGCCGAGCACGTAGTAGGCGCGCAATACGCCGCTGGCGCGCGGATCGGTGCGGTAGCCGGCCGACGTGCGCCATGCGCCCTCGATGAAGGCCGCATCGTCCTCGTCCCATTCGCGCGCCGCCTGGTCGCCTTCCCAGGCCCCCTGCCCTGCACGTTTGGCCATGGCCCGGCAGACCTCGTAGGTCGGTGACACGCCGCGGCGGCGCCGGTCCCGCATGACCTCGCCCCAGTTCTCCAAGCGGCGGTGGAAATCGGCGGGTAGCCGGTCGAGCAGCAGCTTGCGCGTCTTCATCGGCCGCGTTCCTGGAACAAGCGGCAGCGCTGGCCTACCTGCAGCCCTTCAGCGCATTGCAGCACGCGGCGCCCGTCGAACTGGCTCTCGACCAAGCGGATATGCACGCAGCCGGCGCAGCTCCGGGTGGGCGGCGGCTCCTGGCGGCGCTCCATCACCCGCTCAGGATTGCCGCTCTCGAACTGACGGGCCCAGCTCACGCTGCACGCTCCTGGGCAACCGCCCAATCCAGCACCGCCAGCGCGTCGGCATCGTTGTCTGTCTCCGGCCGGAAACCCCGGATGCGCGCCTGTTCGACCATGGCCTCCTTGTTGGCGCCGCCCTTGCCGGTCCAGTGCCGCTTGATCGTCTGGACGTTGGTGTTCATCAGCGTGATGCGCCGGCGGTCGGCGGCCATCTCCACCAGGGCCCGAAAGGCGCCGTAGCAGTGGGCGTCGCGCACGCCGGCGTGAAAGCTCACGTGCTCGTAGGCGATGGTGTGCACTTGGTGCAGGTCCAGCAGCTCGGCCAGCCATGCCTGGAACCGCAACCAGCGTTGACCCTCGCTCCAGCTCGCACGCGGCGCAAAGCTCTGTGTGCCGTGGACGATCTTGCCGTCGCGGCGGCGCACGGCGTACCCGGTCTTCGTCCCGAGGTCCAAGGCAAGGATGCAGACGTTGACCGCGGGTGCTGGCTGCTCGGGCGCGAACAGGCCGGCCTGCGCCGCTTCCAGGCCCAGCCTCGGCGGCGTGGCCATGCGCGCCAGCGTCCCGGCCATCGGGTCGTAGGCCTCGATGTCCAGCGGATCGCTGGTCAAGTTTTGAGCAGCATGGGTCATGCATCGATCTCCTCGGGCTGGCTGGCGTCCACCCAGTTGCGAGCCGCCGACGGTGGGGCCATGGTTTGTTGCGGCGTCCGACACTCCCGGCCGAGCACTTCCAGCATGTGCGAGCCAAGCGCGTGAGCGGTCCAGCGCCGGGCGGTATCTGGCGGCGTGAGCAGCTCAGCTCGGCCCAACGCAGTGATGTGCTCCCTAGCCTTTGCCGGGATGGCCTCGCCAGTGCCCAGGGTCGTAAGGCGCAGCGCGGCGGCGAGCAGCTGCTTGCGGTTTGCCGCGCGCGCCGTAATGTCGTCGTGCTCGGCGCGCGGGGCGCCGAAGTGCAGCCGGCACCACCACTCCTTCGGGCCCTGCGTGCTGGTGCTCATGACGCCGGGCAGGCAGCAGCCAGAGGCGGCGCACTGGCCTGGACGGTCGGGCTCGTTGCCGCTGACGGCGGCCGCGGCATCGGCATAGGCGCTCATGGCTGGCGCTCCTGGTGCTGGGCGACGCGGGTGGCGGTCTGGGCTTTCAGCGCGGCAAGGCGGGCCCGCTCCGCTTCCGCCGCGGCGGCCCTGGCCTGCTCCCGGCGCTGGCTGGGCGTCGGGCCGGTGAGCATGGCGAGGATGCGCTGGGTCTGCACGCGCGCCGCGGCTGCGTCGGCGCTGCCCGGCTCCGGTTCGGGCGGCTGCAGGAGTGCGGCGGCGGCCGGCGCAGGCAGCAGGCCTTGTTGCACGGCGCTGGCCACCACCTTCTGCCGGCGCTCCTGGTCCCAGCCGAGCGACACCTGCCAGGCCGTAGGGCGATGCTCGCGGCGCGCCGCAGCCACCAGACGGTCGTAGGCGGCCTTGAAGGCCATGCGTGCGCCGACCTCGTCGCCCAGGGCCAGGACAGGGCGGCAGGCGGCGAAGGCCTGGGCTGTTTCCTCGGTCCAGACCACTGTGTCTGCCTCGTCGCGTGAGGCCAGCGCGGTGGCCCATGCCTCATCCGCGGCGGGCCTGCCGTCCCCACCGCCTTGGCCGAGCAGCGCGAGAACATGCGCCGGCGCCGGCGGGAAGCGCTCGGCAGCCATGTGGGCGCTGAAGGCCCGAGACACGACATCGAAGGGGTACGGCTTCAGGGCCAGCCACCACGCCGCCATGGCCTGGGCCGACGGCGCCGGGCGGCTGTAGACCTCCATCACGCCGATCAGCAGCTTGCCGAAGGCGTCGTTCTCACTCGGGTGCATCAGGCGACCTCCATGTCGATGGTGCGACCGTCGTCCGGCGCTCCACCGCCGGTGAGCCGCAGAAATTCCTGGTGGTTGCGCTCGGCGATGGCCTGGCGGCTGGCCACAGCGCGGGGCGGCTGGCGCAGGCGTGCCCAGTCGGCGCGGATGGCGTTCATGAAGGCCTGGTCCCAGTCGGCGTAGGTGTATCCGCGGGCCAGTGCGCAGCCGATGAAGTGGTCCAGGTGGGCAGGCAGGTTGTCGTAGCCGCGCTCGTTCGCCCATGCCTGGACTCGGGCCGAGATGCCGAATCCGTCAGGAAGTCGGGTCTTCGCGCGCGCACGTCGCGCGATATCCTTTTCTCCCTTTTCTTTCTTTTCCTTTTCTACCTCTTCTGTAGGGAAAACTGGTACTGCTTCGGGTGGTTTTTGGTACTGCTTCCCGGAAAAACTGGTACTGCTTCGGGTGGAAACTGGTACTGCTTCCGATGCTGAAGCGGTCCCAGTTTCGGTACCGCTAAGCGGGTCCGAATTTGGTACTGCTTGATAGGGAAAATTGGTACTGCTTCCGGGGGTCGAAGCGGTGCCGGTTTTGGGACTGCTATCCGGCTCGGTGAGCAGGTAGACGGCGACGGATTTGGTCTGCCCTTCACGCTCGCCGGTGTCGACCAGGTGCCCCATGGCGATCAGGCGCTGCAGGTTGGCCAGCACGGTTTTGCGGTCCTGGCCGGTGGCCGTGGCCAGCGTCGACACGGACGCCCATGCCCGCATCGGCTCGCCGGTGGCGCGGTCGGCCTGGTGGAAGTGTGCCAGCGCCACCAGCACGAACTTGGCCGGCGAATGCTGGACAGGCTGGCGCAGGGCCCAGGTGACGGCTTGGTAGCTCACGCAGCCCTCCTCTGTGCCATGCCCGCCGCGGCCAGCGCACCAGCAGGCACCGCATGCCCCCGCTTGAGCAGGATCTGGATGCACTCGCGCAGCAGTTCGCGCTGCGTGCCATAGCGAGCCTCGAATCGGGCCTTCCAGGGATGCACGGCGATACGGCCAGGCGCCCCGGTGCCGTCTTGGTGGTTGCCGGCCGACAGGGGCAGCACCAACCAATGAGCATCCGGCCGCGTGCGGCCCTCGATGTGATGGATGGACACGTGGAAATCACGGAACCCATCCTTCAGGCTGGCAATGCAGCCGATCTCACGGGCCAGCAGATCCCAGAAGCGGCGCTGCTCGGCGGTGGGCGTGCGGCCTTTCATGCCGGGATCTCCACGCCCAGCTCGGCCGCGGCGTGCGCCATGACCTCCTGGGTGAACTTGGCCATGGCGCGCACGCCGATATGCCCGCGTGCGATGGAGGCGCGCTTGATGACCACCTCACCGCTGGGCAGCACGACCTCCTTGCCCGGTAGGAAACGGCGGGCAAATTCCTCGTGCCAGACCTCCTTCGGCCAGCGCCGCCCGGCTACCCAGGCCTGCTCCGACACGGCGCGCAGGACCACGCCGAAGTAGAAGCGGATCTGTTCTTCCAGACGGTCGGCCTCTTCTTCGGTGACGATGACCCGCAGCGGGCGGCCGGCGCCGGCGCTCGGTCCCGCCTGGGTCCTCAGTAACGCCATCATTTCGCGGGCCGGCCCAGGCCCTGTGAGCACGAATTCTCGGTACAGCGCCTCGGTCATTCGTCGTCCTCGTAGGGACCCGGGTCCACCACCAACTGGTCGGCAGAGCGCAGCCGGCGCATGTTGCGGTTGGCCATCACGATCAGCGCATTGACCATTTCCTCGTCCATGCAGCGGTACTCCTGGGGCGTGGCCTTCAGGCCTAGCAGCGCCAGGAAGCGGCAGAAGCGACTGATCTCCCCGTCCTTCCACCGGCTCACCGTGCTTTCGTTCACACCCAGCTGTTCGGCAATGCGTGCTTGGCCAATCGACGCAAGGCGGCGCAACAGGATCGCCTCGTTCTTGCGTGCCCATGCATCCGGATCAAGAGAGGATTCACCCATCACATTCACCTATCGGGAAGTACGTATGGACGTCACTCAGGGCACCGGCAAAACTGCCGGCATGGACGAAGACACCGAGACAGAAGCGCTCCTGCGCGAGGCGCGCGAGATTGCGCAGCGGCAGATAGAAGAGCCGGGCCAGGACTTGGTCCTGGCCGTGTTTCGTCGACTCTGCTACGAGAACGACTACACCCGCGACGCCCTGGGCATTCCGTTCGATCGGACGCTGCATTGACATGCCCCTCTACACATCCAAGGGGCCGATCTGGATGCGCCGCGGCTCTGTCTTGCTGCGCTGGTACAGAGCGAGCTCCGGCCAGAGGTCCGGGACATCGGCCGGCGGCGTCAAGGCCACGCGGTGGCGGTCCGGCTGCGTGGCCTGGAATGTGGTCGGGGACATGCCGGCCTGTTCGGCGCGCGACGGTAGCGTGCCGTCGGCGATGGTGGCGTCAGACATGGCTGGCCTCCCCCGCCGTCTCAGGCTCGGGTACGGACCTGGCCAGCTCGGGCCAGATGCGCTGCCAGTCGTCGGGGCGGAGGTCGCGGCGGGTGACGGCGCCACCAGTGGCCTGCTCAATAGCGGCGCAGTGCTCCAGGGAGACGGGGCGCCGCCCTGTCCGCCACTGATAGAGGAGCGCCGGCGACACCTTGATCTCCCGCGCCAATCTCGCGGCACTAAGCGCGCCGTCGCTGCTCAGGTAGTCGGTGAGGTTCATGCGCAGAACTATAGCAACGCTACAGTTTATGCACAAGCCATGCTACAGATTAATTTACATAGCATTGCTACATGAAAATCTGGTCCATACAAGAAGAAGCGGATCGCCTCAGAGCGCGCTTCGAAGGCGTGAATCGCGCGGCCTTTGCGCGCGAGCACAACATCAAGGGTGGCCAGGCGATGATCTATCAGCACATCACCGGCCGGCGACCGATTGCGCTAGACGCGGCCCTCGCATATGCCGCCGCTTTCGGTTGCTCCCTCCAAGACATAAGCCCTCGGCTAGCCTCGGAACTTCAGAAGGCAGCAAAGCTGTCGCCTACGCCTAGCGAGGCGAGCGGGAATCCCTACGAAGTGGGTGAGCCCCAGGCGACCTACGGCACCCCGGCGGCCGATGACGTATCCATCCCCATCACCAACGCCTCGGCCAGCATGGGCTTCGGCCGCCTGCAGGCCGACTTCGACCAGGTGGTCGACCTGATGCGCGTCACGCGGCACTGGGTACATACCCGGTTGCCGGCCATCACTGGTATCGAAAACCTCGCCATCCTGACGGCCTATGGCGACAGCATGGAGCCGACATTTGCCGACGGCGACCTGATGCTGGTGGACCGGGGCGTACGGGAGATCAAGCTGGACGCCATCTACGTGCTGGCGCGCAGCGATGAACTGTTCGTGAAGCGAGTGAGGCGGCGCCTGGAGGATGGCGCGCTGATGATCCAGTCCGACAACCAGCTGTATGGGCCGCCGGAGCGCGTGGAGAACGGCGCCCGCGCCGAACTACAGGTGCTCGGCCGGGTCGTGTGGGCGTGGAGGGGGAAGAAGTTGTAGCGACGAAAAGGCCACCCGTAGGTGGCCTAGGGACTGCGGTCAATGGACTTATGGGGTGCCAACCGTCGCAGGATTGCTGTGGTCCCATCCATCTCAAAGGTAATCTGCCAAGAGCGGTTCGGGAACACGTCGGCTTTGAATATTCTTGGGTCAAAGCAACCGGTCAGGGAATGCAATCGCAGCCGGTCAGGTTGTGGATTCCGAAACAAGTGCCGGATCGCCTCATCGGCAGCCCGCTGAACATCCGGTGGAGCCTTTCGATAGTCCCGCTGGAACGTCTCTTTTCGATCCAAGCGCTCTATAAGAACAGCGGCCACTCAACCCCTCAACGAGGCGAGAAAATCTTCCACGTTTTCATAGGGGCCGCCGGGAACCGTAGGAGATAGATCTGCGTCGTTCTCCAGAATCGCCCACTTCAGTTCGTTGGTGTGCTCGCATACCTCGCGCAGCGCCTCTAAGGCTTTATCGTAAGACTCCGCAACACCATCCTCGAGTGACAGCTGCGGGTCATTGAGCGCAGCCTCACGCTTACGCTCGAGGATAGGGATCGCCTCGGCAAGGATGTCAATTGCCGAGTCTATATTGGTGACAACGCTCCCATCTTCGTCAATGACTTTGCGGATGCTCAGCTGGGCTCCACAGATGCTTTCGGTTGCCCGCGCAGTGTGATCGGCGGCCATCTCAAAGCTATCGGCAATGATGGTGTTGATTGCTACCGTGTTCTCAATCGCCCGCAGCAGATCCAGCGAGCGGGCGCTCCGCTGCTGTGTGTCCGATACGATGTATCGGACCAGCGCTGGATCAAAGGTCTTCGTGTGCATGAATCCTCCCTTCTACAACGCCGCCTGCTACAGCACAGCGTATGGACGAGCGCAACCACCGAGGGAACATAGTTGCGTGGGTGAGGTGACAATGCCGCCTCTTCGGCTACTGCGATCGTTCCGCTGGGGACCGTGTTCGACACTGTTAGACAGTGTCACGCCGTCACTATACCAAAAATGAGCAAAAAACTAAGTTTCCAGCCCTACATACTTTGCGGAAATAACGCAAATTTCCCAAGCTAATTCCTTCGATTGCCAGGGAAGGCAAGAGTTCCAGCCAAGAAAAGCACCATGCGCCACGCCGCTCGGAATGTGGTAGGGCCGCCCTACCCCGGCGCGTGGCCAGTGCGGCAGCGGCTTGTGCCAGCAGGCCCGCGCCGGGCCGGCGGCGGCTGATCTGCTACCGGGCGGCCCTGCCAAGCGCATAGCCCCCAATCTAGGGGTTTACCCGCTATCGAGAAAAAACTATAGCACCGCTATTGCATAGTGACTGTAGCGTTGCTATAGTTCTCCCATCGCCCCACCGTCTGGGGCATGGGAGAAGAAGATGGAACTTCACAACGGGCATGTCGAGGCCGCGGTAGCGCACCGGCTTCGCGCTCACCGCGACTATGCCGTCTTCAACTACGGCGCCAGCAGCAGGATCGCGAAGGCATGCGCTGCCGGCGATGCCCGCGGCTTCATGAGCTGCACCGAGTTCGTCACCCAGAACACCGACATCAAGCTGGCGAACCTGCAGGACCACATTGCTTTCCGCCTTCCCCGCGCGGCATGGGAGGGCTGAACCATGGCCAAGCCCTTCGACGAATTGCCTCTCGCCGCCACCGCGCTCTCTATCGAGGAGCGCGCCCGTTGGATCGCAGTGCTCGATCCCCTGCTGGCCTTCGCCGGTAGCCCCGGCGACTGGGGCTACCAGTCCAAGCTCGGCGTGCTGACGCAGCGCCTGCACCAAATCCGCGCCGAGATCGTGAGCGACGAACCGAAGCAGGAGGCCTGACCCATGGCCCCCCGCCCCATCCCCACCACCGAGCAGGCGATTGCCGCCATGGAGCAGCACGGCGGCAAATTCATCCGCGCCCTGGCCGCTTCTTGGCGCGTGGCCGACCCGGTGAACCGCGCCCTGATCGAATCCACCTGGCGCGACCGCATCGAGCATTACCGCGCAATGTCGCACTACACCGCTCAGGCCGAGCCTCAGCAGCCCGACGCGGCGGGCGTTGGCGGGGAGCGCTGCTGATGCTGCCGCGCGACGTTGCCGCCATGGTGGCCGATCCCGACCGCTGGGCGCAGGCGGTCATCGATGAGTTGGCCGGCATGCCCGAAGCCGACGCTGGCGCGCGGCGCGTGCTGGCGGCGGTGGGCGCCGCGCGCACCCCGGCGGCCGTCGACCAGCTGCTGCAGGCCGCCCATCGCGGCGCCATGGGCGCGGCTGCTGCCGATGCCGTGGAGCGGGCTGGCGCTGAGCTGCTGCGCTGGCATGCAGAGCGGGAGGCCGCGTGATAGCCGCCGCCCTGCTCTACCTCCTTTTCTACACCGCCGCGGCGCTGGCCGTCGCCGTCCTGGGCGACCACGTCATGGCCATTTTCCGGAGCGACGTATGACCGCCCTCCACTGGCTCCTCATCGCCTTCGTCACCCTGGCCGCCGTGGTGGTCGCCATCGACGCCTACGTCGACGCCCGCCGGCCGCCCACGGCGGCCTTCGAGCCGCCTACCGGCTCCGACTGGCCGCCTCTGTGGGCCTGGCCCGCCGGCGTGCTGGCTGCCCTGGCCTTTGCCCTGCTCCAGTGGGTTGCCGCTGGCGCTGGCTTCTGATCACCCCACCCATCAGAGGATCACATGTCCGACACCGAAATCCTGGACGCCCCCGCCAAGGTCGCCGAGTACCGTCCAGTCGACGCCGGCTTGGCCGAACTGCGCACGCGCCTTGCCGGCGTGCAGTTTGACGTCACAACCACCGCCGGCGACAAAGCCGCCCGCGCTGCCCGCCAGGAGTGCGTGAAGCTGCGCACGACTGTGGAGGCCACGCGCAAGGAGTTGAAAGCCCCGCTGCTGGCGCGCGCCAAGCTGCTGGACGACGAGGCCAAGCGCATCACCGCGGCCGTGCTGCAGATCGAGGAGCCCATCGACGCCCAGATCAAGGCGGAAGAGCAACGCAAGGCCGCGATTAAGGCCGAGCAGGAGCGCATCGAGCGCGAGCGCCAGGAGGCCATACAGGGCCGTATCACCCTCCTGGCCGGCTACCCCGCGGCCGCGGTCGGTCTGGCGTCGGCTGAGGTCAACGTGCTGCGCCAGCGCGTGGCCGAGATGCCGATCACCACCGAGCTCTACGGCCACCGCGCCGGCGAGGCCATGGTGCTGCAGGCGGAAGTCGCCGCGAAGCTGGAACAGATGCACGCTGCCACGCTGGCGCAGGAGCAGAAAGCCGCGCGCCTGGCCGCAGAGCGCGCTGAGCTGGAGCGCCAGCGGCAGGAACGGGAAGCCGCGGCCCGGGCCGAGCGCGAAGCCGAAGCAGCCCGCCTGCGCGCCGAGCGCGAGGCGCTGGAGCGGGCCCGGCGGGAGGAAGAAGCCCGCCAGGCAGCGGCGCGCGCCGAAGAGCAGCGGCGCCAGGAAGAAGCCGCCGCCGAGCTCCGCCGCCAGCAGGAGGAGATCGACCGCCAGCGCCGCGAGTTCGAGGCCCAGCAGGAGGCCGCCCGCCGGGCCGAGCAGGAGAAAGCCGAGGCCGAGGCCCGCGCGCAGCGCGAGAAGGAAGAAGCCGAGCGCGCCGCGGCCGCCGCTGCCGAGCGCGAGCGCCTGGCCGAGGCTGCCCGGCGCGAAGCGGCGCACTTCGCCGAGAACGGCCCCGGCAATGCAGAGATCGTGCGCGTGCTGGCTGAGCACTACGACGTCGAGCCGGTACACGTGCTCACGTGGCTGGCGAAGTTCACCAACCCCGACATGGCCGATCTGGCCGCCTGACCCCCATTACGCCCGGCCGAGTCTCGGGCAAGGAGATTGCAATGTCTGAAGTGACCACCGAGCAGCCCAGCACCGACCTGGCCCTGCCGCCCGCCGACACCAGCACAAGCGGCCTGGTGCTCGACACCCGCAACATGGACAGCATGATGCGTGCGGCCGAAATGATGGCCGCCGGCCGCGCCACCGTGCCGAAGCACCTGCAGGGCAACCCGTCCGACTGCATGGCCGTGATCATGCAGGCGATGCAGTGGAACATGAACCCGTTCGTGGTGGCGCAGAAGACCCACCTGGTGAACGGACAGCTGGGCTACGAGGCGCAACTGGTGAACGCCGTGGTGCAGGCCAGCGGCGCCATCGTCGGCCGGTTTCACTACGAGTACCGCGGCGAAGGCCCGCGCCTGGAGTGCCGGGTGGGCGCTGTCATCGCCGGGGAGCAGGACATCACTTGGAACGAATGGCTGTGCGCGGCCGACGTCACCACCAAGAACTCGCCCCTGTGGAAGACCAATCCGCGCCAGCAGCTGGGCTACCTGCAACTGAAGAATTGGACCCGAGCGTACACCCCGGGCGCGCTGCTCGGCGTCTACACCGTCGACGAGCTGCAGGACGTGCCGCCGCGCGAGCGCGACATCACACCGCGAACCGCCGCCGAGTTCGCCGAGCAAGCCAAGCCGCAGCCCAAGGTGCAGGTGGACCGCGCGCAGATCATCCGCGACCTGGAAATGATCGCGCGCGCCCCCGACCCGGCCGAGCAGCGCGTGGCCGAGCTGGAGCGCGCCTGGGCCCGCCTGGGCAAGGATGGGCGCGCTGCTGTTGGCGCCGACGAAATCCGGCGCCTCAAGGCCCTGGCCGCGGCCGAAGACGCCGAGCAACCGAATACCCCCCGCGAGCAGGCGCAAGCCGAGGCCGGTAATCCGGCGCCGGGCGCGGCATCGGCC